CAGACCTGAACCATCACCTACAAAGAATGCTGCGCTAACAATACTATTAAATGTAGCAATAGAAGCAGATACTTTAGCAACATTAATTGTTGTATCTTCTAAACTTACAGCAATAGTTGGATTGCCCTCAGTACCATCACCATTAGTGATTGCAATGCCTGCACCAGCAGTTAAAGTTCTACCGTTTACTTCTCCACCGCTTACAGCAACAAGACCTACAACACCAGTAAGATCAGCTAGATTATTTAGTGTAGATGCATTAGCAGTAAGAGTTACACCATTAAGCTGAAATGTTCCATTAATGTTAACAGTAGAATTACTAAGCTGCAGTCCTGAGTTTGTACCTGATCCGTCTTGAACAGTCTGTACTGTTCCAGTAAGTCCAGTATTATTACTTCCTACTTGGAGAAGCTGCTTATAACTATTTGCAATTGTTGATCCAGTAAGTGTTGCCATTATATCATATTCCAATCAGTGTCATAATTTTCCCAAGTATTAGTAGCATTATTCCATACTAGATTTCGATCATTATTCAATGGTGGGCGTGGATTACGAATACTCTCGTCATCTCGTACATTAGCAGTCCTATTCTGCGGATGATTCTTTAGATCATATGCTCCATCATAATCTGTAGGGCATACAAGCATACCATAACTATTCATCTTCAATACCCTATGAGGATACTGAAAACCACAAGTGTCACATATTGCTAATGCTCGCTTGTTGCTTGCCATAATTATACTTTATTTAATCGTGGTAGAAAATAGGCACTTGCTCTTTCTCTGTCTTCGTCCATTGCTCTTGAAAGTCTTTCTTCGTATTCCATCTTTAAAAACTGAATACGTGTAGCATCTACACCGGGTCGCTTCATTGACATAAAGTATGATAGACCTGCTGTAAGGCAGGGAAGAAAACGTCTCGATACATCAGCAATTTGTACAGCAGACTTATTAACATCTTGTGTATACTTTATCTGTTCTAGTTTAAGAGTATCTGTTGTATTTTCTGGTACAGGCCAGAGGTAAAGAGTAGGGTTAGCGCGATCACGGCGAATAGCATACTGTGTAGGTCTGCCCTTTTGACTCTTGCGAGGTATCTTGAGATACTCTTCCATGCTAATTCTTTCAAGTTGTAAATCAGTATTATCTCTACTTAATACTGCCTCTGTAATATCTATTGTGCTAGAGGTAAGAGCATAAGCTGTAACGCTAGTAGAAACTGAAACTACTGTAGTACCAGCAGTCCACAGAAGAATTCCTCGATTCTGCCAATCCTGTAAAAGAAGATTAATTGAACGACGAGCAGACTTAGGTTCATGTCCTAATGTCTGTTCACCACCAATCATTTCCATTGCTTCTTGAATAACTTCATCAATATCCATTGAGAAGTTATATGTGCCGCTGGTACTCATTAGAGTTATCCTTAGTCGTTATACTCTACAATCTTACCCGGTTCATAATCTACAACAACATCTTGTTCTGCACCTTTAACCTGTGGACCTTTACGTGCAGCACCAAAACCCTGACCTGTAGGTTTACCAGTCATCTTTAAAACGTCCTCTTGTGTACGAGGATTTTTAATCCAATTATACGTATACTCTTTTACTGCCATTTTTAATTCTCCTGTTAACTTTACGTTTAGTTTTTCTTTTCTTACTAGGTACTTTAGTAATCTGTTGTGGTATACTTGATCTACCTATAGCCATCTAACACTTCCATCTTTTACGTGCTTGCCGTAATCTTGAATTAGGATTTTTAGCAGCTTTGGGAAACTGTTTCATTTGTCCTGCGCTACGTGCACAGTAACTCTTTCTGCGTGCTGCTCGTTTACCTGTAGGATTAGATTCAGTTACAGCAGTCTGTAATTTACTACCGGGATTTTCTCTGCGGTACTTAGCCACACCCTTTTCAGTCATACCTGCTCCTTGTTTGGTAGGACGCTTCTGTCCACCGCCAATAGTATGACCCTTCATTCCCTTACCAGTAGACTTACGTTTCTTTTTTACAGCCATTACTTTTTCCCACGTGTTTTAGTGCTAGTTTTAAAAGTACGAACCATAGTAGGCTTACCACCTACACCTTGCTTAACTGCTCGCTTACGTTTTACTGCAGATGCTTTCTGCCCTGCTGTCATACTCTTTGCTTTTGCAAGTGGCACACATTTAGGATATTTACGCTTTGTATTCTTGGTTGACTTTCTTCCACAGGGTTGATACTTTCCGTCCTTCTTTGGTGCACCAATATCAACCCACTTCTCGTCTACCCATTTGCGTAAACCACCACCTGCTTTCTTCTTTACAACTTTTTTCTTTTTATTTCCACCCGGCTTTACCTTGCCACTACAAACAGCAGACGCATACATATTTGCATAAGCTGATGGATATACATCAAACTTACGCTTTGCTGCAGCTTTACCCTTTGGACATAGTTTAGCCACGTTTCCTTTTTCCCTTACTCTTTCCTGCCTGACTTAATGCAATTGCCACCGCTTGCTTCTGAGGATACTTTTCCTTTTTCAGCTTACGAATGTTTGCACTAACTGTCTTTTGGCTTGAACCTTTTTTAAGAGGCATTACATGTACAGTCTATTCTGACAACCGCCCTTGCTTTTTTTACTTTTACTCTTTGATGATTTGGATGACTTAGACATTTTACCCATAGCCATTTCCTGTTGCTGAGTGATAGAACCGCCCTCTTTGTACTTCTTGACTTTACCACCACCCTTCATTTTCTTTTTATCATACATTGTATCTTCCTTTTCTTTAACTTTTTTTGCTACTTCTTTAGCAAACCTAGCACCACGTTGACCTTCCTTTGAACGAGTAAGATTAATAGCGTCAGCAGCTAAATTTAATAATCCTGCTCTAGGAGACATATTACCAAACGGACTATGTTTTTTCATATCTTCAGTAGCAAGTGCTGATGGTAGACGTTGTTCAAACCCCTTTTTTAAAGCCTTACTAGAGTAATAGGGTTTTGTAGAAGATACTTTTATTTTTTTACTTTTATTAGAAACACTTTTCTTTTTGTCCATAATTAAAATCCCTTCAATGCTGCACCTGCGCCACGACCAGAAAATCCTTTACGTTTTTTCACAGCAGACTTTTTGATCATGCCACCTTTTTTATTAAGAGCTACGTTTTCCATTTGGTCATAATACTTTTGAGTTGCACCCCCAATAGGTAAGTCTCGTTTTTTTGCAAACTCATATTGTTTATATAACCCACCTTCAGTGTCAAACTTTTCCTTTGGTTTTGGTTTAGGTTTTGGAGCAGTTTTTGTTTTTGCTTTTGGTTCTGGAACAGTTTTTGGTTCAGGTAAAGTACGAACATTTACTTTAGGAACAGGTTCTAATTTTTTATTTTGCTCATTATTTTTTGAAGAAGAAGGTAAACTACTTAAACCAGCAGCTACGGCAGAGCCAAAAAGTTCTATTGTTTTTTTAACAGTATCAGGCATTTTTGGCTTAGATGGTGGTGTTGGTTGTTTAGGTGTTTTTGGCGTAACTGGTTGTTTAGGAGATTTTCTTCCCTTACCTGTATTACCAGTAGGTCTTGGTTTTTGTTGACCTGCACCAGTATTTTTAGGTTTTGGTGCAGAAGTAGGAGATGTAGAAGTATTAGATTTTTTTTGTGTAGGTTGTCTTCTTCCCGCACCTCTATTGCTAGTAGGTTTTTGTTGACCCACTCCTGTATTTTTAGGTTTTGGTGCAGAAGTAGGAGATGTTCTTCCTGCAGGTTTCTTAGCTAGATTTTCTGCTTCTTTTTTAGTAGCTTTAGGAATATAACCTTTCATTGAGTCTATCATTTTTTGAGTTGCTTTTTTAGCTACACCACTTTGTATAAGTGTACGTGCAACGCTAGGAGCAACCACACGAAGTGTTGTTCCTGCAATTAGAAGTGTAATTGCTCCTCCTGCTGCTGCTGCTGGTCCGCCCATTTTAAAAATCCTTTTCTATTAATTAGTATTTGGTACTAAGTTGTTGTCTGCACCTGCAGGACTTTCAGGAGTTTGCA